CGAAAAGGAATATTGGTCTTTACCCGGTTTTTGAAAGAAGCCGAAAGACTTACCTATTCAATTCCAGGTTGTGCCATCGTTTCGGGCGACACCCCCAAAGGTGAGCGTGAAAGAATACTCGAAGCGTTCAAGGCAGGGAAAATCCCGGTCGTTGCTAATGTCGGGGTACTCACTACAGGCTTTGATTATCCTGAGCTTGATACGGTCGTTATGGCACGTCCTACGATGTCTTTAGCGATGTGGTATCAAATTGTAGGTCGGGCTATCCGCCCGCATCCTTCCAAGAAATGTGGCTGGATTGTTGACCTTTGTGGTAACATCAAACGTTTCGGAGAGGTGTCGGACTTACGGTTATTTGATAGTGGCAATGGTAAATGGGCTGTTTTCTCCAAGGACAGGCAATTAACTAACATAAGATTTTAATATGGTATTAAAGAGGAATAAACATGGCACGAATAAGAACAATTAAACCGGAATTCTGGGAAGATGAGAAGATTGGTAAATTACCAATCCCGTGCCGCCTCTTCTTTATTGGTTGTTGGAACTTTGCCGATGATTTCGGAGTTATCAAAGGTAATGCTGCATTACTCAAATCTCAAATATTTCCTTACGATGAAAACTTACGAGTATCTGAAATAAAAAAGTGGATAGATTCCTTAGTGGATGCCCGGATGTTAGTACCTATTATTCATGCAGAAGAAAGCTACTACTTTATCCGCACATTCCGTAGTCATCAAGTCCTTGATAAGAGATACGATAAGTCTTATATCGGTAAGGGTATAGTAAAAGAATTGATTAGTAAGGCTTTAAATGATAACGATGTGAACACTACGTCAACACCACGTGATAACGATGTGAACACGATGGAGGAAAAGGAAGAGGAAAAGGAAGATAAGAAAGAATCTCCTAACGGAGATAAGAAAGAAGCTGTGGCTTCTTCACCCGCTTCTTCAAATCCTGATTTTCTAAAATTCAATGATTGGTTGGAACGTAAAGCCCCTTTTTGTAGTAACCCTAAAAATTTCTCTTCTCAAATTACAGAAGCTGAGTTCCTAAAACTCAAAGAGAAATATACCGGTAAGCAGATAGCGGATATCATTGAGCAGATAGAGAATCGAAAGGATTTACGTAAACGATATACTAACCTTTACAGGACGGTATTAAACTGGGCAAAAAAGGAATATGGAAGTTAATGTACAGCTACGTGATGAAGATGCCGAGAAAATAGTTCTAGGCACTATTATCCTTCAACGTAATGCTTTTGAAGAAGTGAGAGAGTTACTATCGGAAGAATCTTTCTACAATCCTTTCCATCAGGAGATATACAAGGCTATTCTTCAAGTGGTATCCTCTGGAAACAGGCCTGATATGATAACGGTCAAGGGAAAGCTTGTCGCCAATGGTGTGAAGTTTGAACTGGTGGAATATATGAAGATTGCTTCTAACAGTACTTTTGACTTGTATCAGTATGTGGCTAGGCTTCATGACTTGGCCATCAGGCGTAAGTTCTATGTAATAGGGCAATATCTAGTCTCAAACTCTTATTCGGAATCAGAAGATATTCTTGATGTGACTAATTCGGTCAGTAATGAACTGGCGTCTCTGTTTAAATCAAGTAGCACTACGGTATCAACCATTAATGATGGGCTAGAGAATGTTTACAGCATGATAAATGAGAATCTCTCAGGAGCTAAAGCTATCACTGGAACTCCTACAGGTTTTGAAAAGATTGATAGCAAATCAGGTGGTTTACAGAGATCGGATTTGATAATTATTGCCGGTGAGACTTCGCAAGGCAAGACCTCTTTAGCTGTTTCTATCATGAGGAATGCAGCAGATTTTGGTGCCAAAATTGCCATGTATTCTATGGAGATGAAAAAAGAACAAATAACAGCTCGTATTCTTTCTATGGAGAGTGGTGTTTCTGCCAATCAGATCATGTACTCACGCTTGACAGATTCGCAATTACAGGCAGTTGACAAAGGTATTGGCAAGATATCAGGTAAGGGTATCTACTTTGATGATCGGAGTACATCAAATATAGACACTATCATTTCGTCTATTCGCTATATGAAGTTGAAGTATGGCATTGATGGTGCTATAGTTGACTACTTGCAGATTCTCAATGTGAACATGAAAGGAGCCAACAAGGAACAGCAGATGGGAGACGTTGCAAGGCGTTTGAAGAATCTTGCAAAAGAACTTGATATTTGGATTATAGCCCTTTCTCAATTGAATAGGGACACCATGAATCCGGTTCCTACACTTGCCCGCCTTCGTGATAGTGGACAAATAGCAGAAGCAGCCGATGTAGTCATTCTCATTTATCGTCCCGAAGTAACTAAGAAATCCTATCCAAGCGATTTCTCAAACGTGGAAACGAAAGGAACGGCTATGATAGATATTGCTAAAGGACGAAACATTGGACTTCTACGGTTTATCTGTGGGTTCAATGCTGCTACAACATGCTTTTATAATCTTGACTCTGTTCCTCTGTCGGGGTGGCAACATGCCGATATAGAGGATGAAAATCCATTTTAAACAATGAAAGTTACTATTTACTGGGACACCAAACATCTTGATCCCAAAGACGTCCCCCGAATTATAAAGAAAATCAGAGACAGGTTTAACATTCCCGATTACACCACGGTAAACGGTGAAACTCCCTGTAACATCAAGGATGAGGATATGGAGCTTCTCAGGGAATGTGCTAAGCGTGGATTTCTTCAGATCAGAAATAAATAGTTCTAAAAAGTACAATATGAAAACAATATCAATAGATGTGGATGCGACAAGCGTTCAGATAGAGACAAGTATGGCTGGAAATGGATATGTCAGAGTAACAGCAGAAGTCGATGAAAGAGATTCTACTAAATTACTGGATTCCATATCCAAAGACGATATATTAGATTATATGCGTGGGAATGGTTATATCTGTGAAATTGAATAATTTAAATCAAGTATAGATATGAAGAAGATACTAACAATCACTCTTGACTCTGATAGAGGGTCGATAGTAACAGAATGGGACGATGGTGTTACGGCAAACGATGTTATTGCCATGTGCGAGTACGCAGAAGGTGAAGCTCAATACGAGCTTGATTTAGCTGATATTGATGATGAAGATTTAGAGTAAAACAATTTAGAAATGAAACAAAAGAAATTACATATATCCTTTGACCTTGATATAGGTTTAATAGATGGTGATAAAATACGGAAACCAGCTTTGAAGGCTGAAATTAAAGATTGCATAAGACAAAGGTTATGGCAATTCTGTAGATGGGTGAGAATTACCAATTTGAAAATTAACGAATAACTAAAAAATCATGAGTCAAATACTAATAGATGAAACCAAGAAAGCTATCGGATATACTGAAGAGCAAAAGAAGTGTGAAGACTGCAAATATGCGGAAGAATGGGAAGACCAAGGCGGATTATGGAACTGGTCATGCAGTTATAATAATGTGTGTTCGTTTTGCGTAAAGAAGTACGCTCACTGCGATAAGTTTGAAAAACGAGTTAAATCATAACAAATCAGAAAGGAACATTATGGAAAATGAAGAATATCTCTGTATTAATTGTGCTAAAAAGATAGAATGTTATGGACCTGACGACATCAAATTAGAGGAACCTGATTTATGTATTCCTATAAGCTGTATAGATTATCAAGATATAGAAGAAAAATTTAATTCATAACTAAATAGGAATGAATTAAAATGTATCTAAATATGCTTCTGAGCATTGGAGCAATAGCGATTATAAGGTAAGAGCCGAAATAGCTCATCAAAAAAGTGTATGTGTAGCTACCTCTGTTGTAAGAAAGGCTGTATTGGAAACTTTTGAAAAGGCTTTCTATCTTGCTGGGGAAGAGATGAAACAGAAAGCTATTGAATCTTATATAGAAAACTGTGAGTACAAATCAGATTGGTGCTGCGATTGCGCAGATGTATGCATAGGTAGGGATTGCCCTACTGTGAAACAATTTATTGAAAAACTTAATTCGTAACTTAAATGGAACTGAGTTATTTTCTTTCTCAAAAGTATAAAAATATGAGCATAAAGATGAGTAAGGAGGCATACGAGAAGTTAATCAAAGAAGACTTAGATTATCTCAATGAACATTGCCCTGATAGTCTAGAATTAGACCACATAAAGCTAATTGTATGTAGTTCGATAGACTGGTATTATCCTGATAAGAACACTTGTTCTGCATTGGGAAGGATAGAAAGTAGGCTTAAAGTTGAACTTCAGAAGCAAAAGGATGTAGGTAAACAATTTCTATCCAATCAAGAAATAGACAATTTGATTGATAACATACTGAACGATGAACAACAATCATAACTAATCAGAAAAGAGGTGACTTATTATCAATACCCGATATTTGAAAGTTACCTTTTCCAATTAGAGAACATACTATCTATCCAGCGCACTACGTATACAATAATAACACCGGCTACAACCATGGCAAAAATACGAGCTAACATAATCAATTGTATTAAAGGTAACTTATTAAATAGTGCACAAAGATAGATAAAAAGACGAATATCTATAGAGACTATTTCTTGAGATTAATTTTTGAAGTGATACTAAACAAAAAAAGGCTATCTATCCCAGACAGCCAATCTTTTGTTAACCTTAATCTAATACTATGAAAAACACATTGCAAAGGTACGGATTTACAGGAATTATGCAAATTATCAGCCTTTGTTCAGCCATCTTATAACATGGTTTAGCAGGCAAATATATATGTTAACTGTTAACATTATAAATATATAAAATTAACTAATGAGCAATGAAGATAGATAAGAATGTTTGGACTGATGCAAAATGCGCAGCCTTTAGGGTAGAGTTCCTTACCAGTCGTGAGGAACTCTTTTTATATGCGAAAGCTATTTATTCCGCTATTATGTGGAGTAGGGAAGTGAATGAAAAGAATAGGATTATTATGAAAAAGAATAAATCTGTAAAATAAGAAAGGAGAACCAAGCGCACGACCACTCAATCCTCCCTCACACGATTATAGTGCAAATATACTATTTACTTTTAAAATAATTGTGTTATGGAGCTGGATTTTAATAAAATAATTCGTCTTAAAAAAATCAGAATTGAGAAATCAGAACTTTCAGAAGAAGAAAACGCCTTAGCTTCACCGATTTTGAGAGATAAAAACCTTATTGGGGATATCTATAAAATCTTTGTTGAGTTATTGAATAGCAGAAGTCTTCCCCCTTGTATTGATAGTGTTACTCAACGGAAGAAGTTCATTTTCATTATCCTGTACCTATTTTCTCCAAGCTCGCTTGCCGGTGGGAAAATGACTGCCGGATTACGTGAGGAAATGTCGAGGGTATTGGGGATTCAGTCTAAGAGTACAATTTCCGACAACTGTGCGGATGTCGTGTTTCTGTATCAGAACTATGGGGATTTCAGCGGAGATATAGAGTATCTTTACACCGAAATCGTAAATCGGTTAAGAATCAAAGGGCTAATCAATTAATGAGCCGGAGTTTAGTGCTCCGGCTTTATTTTATAGAATAAGTTTACATCTATATCGAGATTTTTATATAATGCTTCTACTCCTTCTTTCAACAGATTATCGCACATTTGCTTTAATATAAATTCCGTAGGAAACAATATTTCTTTAGATGTAACCTCATCAAAATGGTGATACATGATATTGTCATTTCCAACATAAACTTTAGGAAAGTTGTTTCCTTTGAATTGGTCAGATGTGATATCTACATCAAAGCCGTCGCAATGGACCCATGTGTGAGGATAGTTTTTTAAGAATGGAGTTTTTTGCCTTATTTCAACCATGTGAGTTTTTTTGCAGGATAATATATCGTAAATCCATATAGAGCTAAGTGCGCAAAAGCCATTAGGAAAAGATATAAAGTATCCATGTTTTTGACATTGCTCGACTTCTTTTCTGATGTTCCATGCAATATTGTATATAGTTTCTTTCTTCATATTTTTTTATTTGTAGTATTCTTTTCCTCGTATATTCTTATGTTTCGGTATACGTGGTTCTCCATCAAAATGTATTTTACCTCCGCAGTGAGGGCAGTTTATGGTATTGGTATCCTCATTAATATCCATGTCATCAACAAAAAAATCACCAACCTTGCATCCAATAACATCTGCTATTTTTTGCAATGTTCCTACTGTTGGATTTCTACTAAGATTCTGGGCGAGTGTAACCCTTGTTATTCCCATTTTTTTTGCAACGGCTTCCATTGTGAAGCCCTTTTGCTTGATTATTGTCTTTACTTCCATGTGTGTATGATTTTAATCAGATGCAAATATAAGGCTAAAAATCGAATATACAAATGAAACATGATTGTTTTGATTGGGTATAGTCATTTATATTAAAATTTATTTAGATTATAATCATACTTGTATGGCGTTTGTTAATATATGATAATAATCATATGTTTTGTACGATTGTTTACTTTGTGTATGATTTTAATCACTACCTTTGCATCGTCAGAAACGAAGTAATAATAATTAAAAGATATACAATAATGAAATCAAGATCAGTAATTAAACAAAGAACAATAGAGAAGTTCATCATGTCAGAGTTTGCACAAGGTAACTTAGATACAGAAGAACAAGTAAGCTGTATGCTTCTTCTGATTCAAAAGAAACTAGGTATGTCAGTAGAACAAGCAAGTGACTTTATGAGAAACGCAATTGGTATTAATGCTTAAATATACAATCATGGCAACAAAGAAGATTGATGAAAAGAAAACATTGAAGTATGCAGTAGCATTCTACTTCTGCACATCAGGCAAGACAAACTTTATGTTAGGCAATAAAATGTATCAGCATATAAACACTGTTTATGACCAAAGAGAAGATGGTAGAGGTTTCAATACTTGTGAGATCGTTTATAACTATAAGGCTCAAAAGTATGAGGTTCTGAACGTAGATACAGAGATAGGTAATAAAGAGATTACGATATTAAATGTTTAACCAGCAGGGCGAAAGCCCTGCGCAATATAGAAGATTATGAAAGAGATGTACAAAGAAATAATTCACCCCGGTAGCCTTGAAGTAATATATACAGTATTAAGAACCTACGAGAGATATGATGGTGAAAGTGTAGCAGAATGTAAAAAGATTGCTAATAATATTACGCCTTTTGGTATAATTGAGAATGATTGTGGTGTTAGCGATGGTATACCTGTGAGCGTATTGCAGAAATATGAAAGAATTAATTAAGGTTTAACTCGGTAGCCTTCGGGTTACCAAAATACACACGATTATGAAAGCAGATTTAGTTTTAGTTATCAGCCCCGAAGCCCCACTGATGAAGCAACTGGGCAAAGTATTGGGCAAGCTATGTACCATGTACGACTTTACCACAATTGACAAGAACGAAAAGTATATCACGATACGGCATTATGAAACTGGGCTTGTAGTGGCTTATACGAGTGAAGAAAGATTGAATGTGAAATTTTAAATGTTGGATTATTATGGGTGAAATAGCAGATAGTTTGATAAGCGGTGAATTTGATTTTATTACCGGTGAGTATTTAGGTGAAGCGGTTGGTTATCCGAGAACGCACGCTTATGGAAGATATAATACGTCACCGATTATAAAGAAGCCATCAAGCAAAGCGAATGTCTGTATAACTAATATGTGCAAAGACAGAGGTTTTGACAATCATAAAAAGGTTGAGTTGGTATCTAAATTCTTGCAAAGTAAGGGTTATGTGCAGTTGCCTAAATTGTCACGTCAATACAAAATCATTCACAGACAGTACAAGAATGATTTTTAAAAGTTTTTGGTTGAACAAGTAAAACAGAAGAATTATGGATAAAAAATTTCAAGAAAGATACGGTGTCTATGATGGTATAGACACAAGCGCATTCAAGCATATACCCGAAATAAGCTGCTATAATCTAAACTATTTCGTAGGCTTAAAGAGAGGTAACAGCGTAACACATGACTTGCTTTTTGCGCGTGGGGACGATGATAATCAAGTAGATTGGTACATTATAAACGGCAAATCGGCTACATACATAGGGTATGAGTTTGCTGATAAAGGTGTGCTTAATCTTAGTGATGTTGAATTTACTTAAAAATGAATGATTATGGATATAGTAAAAGAAAAAATAGTGACTAATAGAAAGGCGAATACACCGCTTTCGATAGGCGATAAGCTGTATAAGTATATAACATTACGAGGTATCGGTGTTTATGAAGTGTGTGGATTTATAGATGATTTTATCCTTGTAAAATCCACATTTTGCAAGAACTTCGGTGTAGAATCCAAGCATCCATGTATAGTTAAGATAAACAAGGTTGACGGATTGAAAGACGTTTATAAGTATGTAGAAATGATGCAGACTTGCGGTTTTGACACATTCACCTCAACAGATGATGATGGCGAAGAAATAGAGATTGACAACTCGTATATGTGGCACACCGATGATGATGGTTATTACTATGTGAGCAAGAAAAAGTGTGCAGAAAACAAAGGACAGAGAATAATATCTGATTATCGAAAGAGGATTGAAAACAAAAAGCAAGAGATAAAAAATATTCAGTCTGCTATTGAAAATATGGAGGACCATATAAAAGACATAGAAAATTGGATAAATGGTGTTGAATTAAAATAGAGATTGGCTTATGAACTCAATAAACGACGAAAGAGGTTGCAGCGTATGCCAACCCGGTAAAGAGAATTACACTACCTACACAACGAAGTTAGGCAGAAAGAGAGTGAGAATGTACCAGTACGATTACCGTACTGAAAGTGGTGAACTCTTTGCTTGTTG